TACACGACGCATTGCAGCCAGCGATTAGGTTTGAGAAAGACCAGTGCCTTGACCTCCCTGCTGTTACTTACATAGACAGAGACGCACCCCTCACGAAACAGCAGGCTGCCTACTACAAAGAGCTAAAAGACCGTATGATAATGGAAGCGGACGGGGAACAGGTTACCTCTGTTAACGCGGCTACCAACATAAACAAGTTGCTGCAAATCTCTGGCGGTGCTGTGTATTCAGATGACAGGGAAGTAATCGAGTTCGATGTAAGCAGCCGGTTGAAAGTAGTAAAAGAAGCCATTGACGAAGCATCGCACAAAGTGCTGGTGTTCGTGCCATTTACGCACACCATAGAGCTGCTAAAAGATTTCCTCGTAAAAAACAAGATTACATGTGAAGTAATCTCTGGCAAGGTTTCAGTAAACAACCGCAGTAAGATAATCAAAGACTTCCAAGAAACAAATAAAATTCAAGTACTTATCATACAGCCGCAAGCGGCGTCACACGGTCTTACTTTGACTGCTGCTAATACGATTATTTGGTACGCTCCTGTTACTAGCGTAGAGACATACCTACAGGCTAATGCACGTATAGACAGGCCGGGGCAACACAACCCAATGACTATAATTCACATACGTGGTAGTGAAGTTGAGTCACGCCTATACAATATGTTGCGGTCTAAGGTAGACCACCACCACAAGATAATTGATTTGTATAAACAAGAAATAAACACTTGACAGTGTAAAGCTACTTGATAGACTACTCCTCCCAACTTCAAAGGAGGAGCAATGAAAGACACACCTGACAAGTTAGCTGCCATCTACATCAAGATGCGTGAAGCTATACAAGAAAAAGAAGAAGAAATAAAAACAATAAAAGCACAGCAAGAAAAAGTCACTCAGCAGATGTTAGCATTATGTGAAGAACAGAACATCGACAGCTTGAGGACACCGGCTGGTACTATTTCGCGCCGTGTGCGTACTACCTACTGGCCGAACGACTGGGAAAAGATGCACCAGTTCATACAAGAGCATGAGGCGTTTCATTTGCTTGAGAAGCGCATACATACTTCTAATATGAAAGAGTTCCTAGAAGTTAATCCTGATGTAGCACCTCCGGGTCTACAGACAAACCGTAAGTACACAATTTCTGTACTTAAGCCACGTAATAAATGAACAGACTTCAAATAAAGGATGGGTGTTTTATACACCCTAGTACCTACGAGCTTCTGCGCTCTATAAAAGTTGTAATAGCAGATAGCGGTACTTTATCTAGGAATTATTACAAGAATGATAATTTAATTTGTTGGTCTTTCGATTGTGATTACCCTGATAAAGCAGTACCAAACAAGCAAGCAAACCGGTGTCTTGATTGCGACCAAAGCATAAAGACAGGTAGAACCGCAGGGGGAGCGCCTTGTAAGTTTTTTACTAATATCAAGGTAGCTTTTTTGGAAGAAAATTTTCTACATGAAATCAGGCTTAATGCATTGAGCCTGTTCTCAAAGGACGACAACAGGATGAGTCTATACAAGTATATAGAGCATCTTGAACGTAACCGAGAGTACGTCGGAAACGTACTAACCGAAATATATTTTGTGGAGCATCGTGACTTTTACAAGATGTATTTTAAACCAGTTCGACCTCTGTCAGAGGAAGAGCTTTTAAATGTACAACAGCTTTCTGAAGCTGCGCATGAAAAAACAAACCCTTTTAAGGAGCAATATATGGCTAGCAAGTCACACATAATCAGAGACGTATCCGCTCTCTACCCCCGTATCAACCAGCCCTACCGTTGGGACGACAAGCAGAACAGAAGTATCCCCTGCGATGCCACAGAAGATGGCGCTTCCTACGACCTTAGTTTCGGTATGAGCAAGAAGCAGGCTAAAGAGCTTTACGGCCTGATGGATGAAGCATACCAAGCAGCGAGAGAAGACTCTTGGCCCAAGAAACTTAAGATGCGTTTCAAGGAGCAGGAGGATGGTACTTTCGTAGGCAAGACCAGCTTGAAAGCTGCGTACAATGGTAAGCCCACCACAGTTCCCGACCAGTTCGATTCTAAGAACAAGAAGCTGGCTAGTGACTTTATGCTTACTACAGGTAGTACAGTAAACATAGCCGTTGAGTTAATCCCTTACAAAATCAACGGTGGCGGTGTAGCACTCAGGCTGCGTGGTGTGCAAGTCAAGAAGTACATACCATATAAGCCTGCTTCCCCATTTGACGAAGAAGAAGACGGTTTCATAGCAGATGAAGAGTCTGATAGCCCGTTCCAAGTGGACGATTCAGACAGTGGGTTCGAGTCTGATTCCTTCGATGACGATGCTGAAGAAGAAGTAAAAGAGCCAGTCAAGCGAAAGAAGAAAAACACTATCGCTGACAATGATGACGATGACGAAGATATTGAAGACATCATTGCCTCATGGAGCACTGAAGACTAATGAGCTATGGCTATACGACTCGCATCGATAGTCTGAATAGAAAAGCTAATAAATTCTCACTGGGAGTCCGCCTTGGTCGCGTGTGCATTAAAAACAATGTACCCACCTCTGAAGTGGCCTCCCAGTTGGGGGTTAGCAGGCAGACTGTCTACAACTGGTTTATTGGTGTCCATGAACCCAATGAAAGATTATCAAAACTAATAAAAGACTTTATAGCTGAATACGAATAATGGAAAACATCGACCTCATAGATTACGTCGTCCCACGTGGCGGCATATACAATGTGGTCGGCATGATAAAAGGTAAGCCTATACCAAAGTTTACCTCTAGTCTGAAAGAAGCATACGAAATAGCTAACGATTTATCCGAGCAGGGTCTGGACGTGTACTTTGCTATGGGTAAGCTCAAAGAGAAAGGCAACCGTAAGACCGAAAACGTAGAGTCCCTAGGGGCTATATGGCTAGACATAGACTGCGGCGGTGAGAAAGCGAACGAGATAGAGCCATCCACTGGACTGCCCAAGGGGTACGCCAATCAGCGGGAGGGGCTAACTGCGCTTAAGGAGTTCTGCGCCACTGTAGATTTGCCAGAGCCGATGATAGTAAGCTCGGGTTACGGTCTACATGTCTACTGGGGGTTCACCGAAGAAGTGCCCACAGAGAAGTGGTTGCCTATCGCCAAACGGCTAGCACAAGTATGTATTACTCAGAAGTTCTGCGCCGACCCTTACGTGTTCGATGCGGCACGCATACTGCGCGTACCGGGCACGTACAACCAGAAGAAGGCTAAGCCTAAGTTAGTACGGGTAATCAACCCAATCACCGCAAAGTACGCACCTGACGACATACGCGCATTGCTAGGTGTGGACCCGGATGAAGTTGCTACGGTCACTAAGAGAAGCGGGCAGCACACGCTAGATGCACTCCAGAAACTGCTAAACGAGAACAAAGACTACAAGTTCTCCAAGATTGTTAGCAGGAAAGACCCGTGTTTGCAGCTCAAGGATAGCCTGATGAACCGGGCAACTCTATCCGAGCCGCGTTGGTTTGACGCGCTGTCTGTGGCTAAATTCTGCGCAGACGGTAGTAAGGCTATACACACGGTATCCATGGGGCACCCAGACTACGACTTCAACACAGTTGAAAGGAAGATCGTTGGTATCAAGGGGGCGCATTCTTGTGAGCAGTTCGAACGGAATAATCCCGGCGGCTGCAAAGGTTGCCCGCACAAGAAGAATAAGGATATAAAAGGCCCGTTTAACCTAGGGAAAGTAATAAAGAAAGCGTCTAGCAGCCCTATAAACTACTTCGAGCCTTACTTCAGGGGCAAGAATGGTGGTGTATACGTTATGGGTGAGGAGGATGCTAGGCTCGTATACGAGCACGATTTATATTTGAAGAAGCAAATGTGGGACGACGAGGACGGATTCGTGTCCGTGTTTGTGTTCCATTCCCCGCATGATGGCGTGCGCGAGTTCAAGGTGCCTAATGAAAGCCTAGAGAAAAGGCTGCTGCTTAAGGTTCTTGCACATAACGGAGTAGTGGCAGGGGCTAACGCCGCCCTGCTGCACGAATATGTAATCAGGTCTATTCAGATATTACAAACGAAGAGGGAAGCAGAAGTAATGAGACGGCAATTTGGGTGGGCTGACAATCGCACCAAGTTCATTGTCGGTGAAAGAGAGATTACTGTAGACGGTGTGTATCACACGCCAGCTTCATCAGTAACTAGAATGTACGCGCCTTTCTTCGAGGCAAAGGGTACGCTAGAGGACTGGCGGGAGGTATTTAACTTATACAATAGAGAGGGCTTGGAAATACAAGCGTTCGCTGCTTTGTCTGGGTTTGGTTCCCCTCTACTGGAGCTTACCGGCCAAAAAGGTGCAATCATAAATCTAGTGCATAAAAATGCTGGTACTGGTAAAACCACTGTGTTGCGCATGGCGAACAGTATATGTGGCGACCCAGAAAAGCTTCTTGGTAGTTTCAAAGATACACCAGTAGCCCGTGTAAATAAGCTGGGTGTGCTAAATAGCATAGTAAATACCGTGGACGAGCTTACCAATATAGAAAGCGAGGAGCTAAGTGATTTTGCGTATGAAATATCTCAAGGCAAGGGTAAAGAGAAAGGCACTCCTACAGCTAACGCTAACCGTAAGAATGACACCACATGGCGTAATTTAACGCTAAGCACGTCTAATTCATCGTTTTACCAAAAACTGTTTAGCAAGAAAAGTTCTCCTGATGGCGAGCTTATGCGTATTCTGGAATTTTACATTGATTACACAGATCAAAATATAATATCGACAGACGAAGGCAAGCGAATGTTTGACCATCAACTAACGTCTAATTATGGCCATGCTATTGTACCTTTCATGCAGTATGTGCTCGCAAACCCGGAAGCGGTTAAAGCAGAAGTGCGTAAAATGCAGGCTAAAATAGACAAAGAATTGCGGTTGACCTCACGAGAAAGAAACTGGTCCGCCGTTATTGCTGCTAACTTAGTGGGGGGGCTTATAGCAATTAGTCTCGGTC